GCCATTGTTAAATATGTAAGTCAAAAAGCAGGCATTGGCATCGGCGGCGGCAAGATACGTGCTATTGGTTCGCCAGTTCGCAGAGGCGATGCATATCACACAGGCATTATTCCTTTCTATAAAATGTTCCAAGCAGCCGTTAAAAGTTGCAGCCAAGGTGGCGTCAGAGGTGGTGCAGCAACTATCTACTATCCACTGTGGCATCTCGAAGTAGAAGAACTGCTGGTTCTAAAGAATAACAAGGGCACAGAAGAAACTCGTGTACGCCACATGGACTACGGTGTACAGTTTAATAAACTGATGTACGAACGCCTAATCACCGGCGGTAATATTACTCTGTTTTCTCCAAGCGATGTTCCTGGCTTGTATGATGCGTTCTTTGCAGATCAAGCACGGTTTAGAGAACTGTATGAAGCAGCAGAACGCAATCCAAAGATACGTAAAAAAACTGTAACAGCACTTGAAATATTTGGCTCATTCATGGAAGAGCGCAAATCAACAGGCCGTATCTATTTACAAAACGTGGACAATGCAAACGATCACGGCAGTTTCTTGCCTGAACTTGCACCTATTCGTCAAAGCAATCTCTGTGCAGAAATTGACTTGCCAACCAAGCCATTAAGTGATCTAAACGATGCGGAAGGTGAAATCAGCCTTTGCACCCTTTCCGCCATTAATTGGGGTAACATTCGTACACCTGCAGACTTCAAGCGTGTCTGCACACTGGCAGTTAGAGGTCTTGATGCACTGCTATCCTATCAAGACTATCCAGTTCTTGCAGCAAGATTGTCAACTGAAAAGCGCCGTCCGCTAGGTGTTGGCATTATCAACTTTGCATACTGGATGGCCAAGCATGGACTTAGTTATCAACATATAGATGCAGAAGGACTTGCACTGATTGACGAGTGGGCAGAAGCCTGGAGTTACTATTTGATTAAAGCCAGTGCTGATCTAGCAACGGAACAGGGTGCCCCTAGCGGCAACTTAGAAACCAAGTACGGACACGGCATCACACCTAACCAAACCTACAAGAAGGATGTTGACGATCTTGTGCCACACGTTGAACGCATGGACTGGGCAGAACTTCGCAAACAGTTGAAAGAAACTGGCATTCGCAACAGTACACTGATGGCATTGATGCCCAGCGAAACTTCAGCACAGATTGCAAATGCTACAAACGGAATTGAGCCGCCACGTGCATATATCAGTGTTAAGCAAAGCAAGCACGGCGTACTAAAGCAGGTTGTTCCTGAATACAAGCGTCTAAAGAACAAGTACGATCTACTATGGGATCAAAAGTCACCAGAAGGTTATCTAAAGATCATGTCAGTGTTGCAAAAATACATTGACCAAGGCATTAGTGTTAATACCAGTTACAATCCAATCTACTTTGAAGATGAAAAGATTCCTATGAGTGTGATGCTACAGCACATGGTAATGTTCTACAAATACGGCGGCAAGCAGTTGTATTACTTCAACACCAACGACGGCGCTGGCGAACTAGACGTAGCCAAGATGGTCAAAGAAGACGCATTTGAGCCCGAAATACAAATCAGTGACGAAGCCGCTTGTGAAAGTTGCACAATTTAATTGACAGAGCCCGAGGGCTCTGTTACACTCTTATAGCATTTAACAAAGGATAAAAATGAGCAGCGTATTTGATTTAGAAAACCGTGCAGATCATACACAGGTAATGGCATTTCTCGACCCAACAGGTGGTCCTACTATCCAGCGTTATGACACGCTGAAGTACAAACAGTTTGATCAACTCACTGATAAACAACTTGGTTTCTTTTGGCGTCCTGAAGAGATCGACGTTTACAAAGACGCAACAGACTTCAAGGCTCTAACAGCACATGAACAACATATTTTTACCAGCAATCTAAAGCGTCAAATTCTACTTGATAGTGTACAAGGTCGTGCTCCTGTAGAAGCATTTAGTCCTATTGTAAGTTTGCCAGAACTTGAAAACTGGATCCTGACTTGGACATTTTCTGAATCAATTCACAGCCGCAGTTATACACACATCATTCGCAACGTCTATGCCAATCCGAGCAAGATCTTTGACGAGATGATGGACATTGAAGAAATTATCGATTGTGCAGAAGATATCAGCAAAAATTATGACGAACTGATTGAACTTGCAACTTGGTATAATTTGCTTGGCGCAGGCACTCACACAGTTAACGGTAAAGAAGTTGCAGTTGAGTTGTACGAACTAAAGAAGAAACTATGGCTTGCACTGATGAGTGTTAACATTCTAGAAGGTGTTCGCTTCTATGTTAGTTTTGCTTGTTCGTGGGCATTTGCTGAACTGAAGAAGATGGAAGGCAATGCTAAAATCATCAAATTTATTGCACGTGATGAGAACCTGCATCTTGCATCAACGCAGATGCTGCTAAAACTATTGCAAAAAGACGATCCTGATTACGCCAAGATTGCAAAAGAAACAGAAGCAGATTCTATCAAGATGTTTGTTGATGCAGTTGATCAAGAAAAAACTTGGGCAGACTATCTGTTCAAAGGTGGCAGTATGATTGGTCTCAACACTCAACTGCTAACTGAATACATCGAGTGGATTGCTACCAAGCGTATGAACATGGTTGGTCTCAAGAGCCCTTACACTGTAAAGAACAATCCATTGCCGTGGACACAAAAATGGATTTCCGGTTCGGAAGTTCAAGTTGCGCCACAAGAAACTGAGATCAGTTCATACACTGTGGGCGCTATCAAACAGGATGTAGGCACAGATACATTTAAAGGATTATCATTATGAGCGAAACTATTGTATGGAGCAAGGACAACTGCCCCTATTGCGTTAAAGCAAAGCGTATGCTTGATGGTAAAGGTATACGCTACGAAGAAAGAAATATTACTGCTGGGCCTTGGACCAAGGAACAGTTGTTAGAAGCAGCACCTAATGCTAGAACTGTTCCACAAATTTTCCTACATGGAAATTACATTGGCGGATCAGACGCACTGGAAAAATACTTTGAAGATCATGACATGTGGAGAAACGATTAATGCTTATTGAAGCACCAATGAAGGACGGCGATACCGTTACTATTAAAACATTCAACGGCGATGAACTGATTGCTAGACTTGTTGAAACCAAAACAAATACCTATGTGGTGTCCAAGCCATTGGCAATTATGGCAACACAGCAAGGACTGGGTCTAGGTCCTTACACATTTACAGTTAATCCAGATTCCAAGATCGAGATTAACAAAAATGCAGTGATCTTTATTGCTAAGACTGACAGCGAAATGGCCAAGCAGTATATCAGCAGTACCAGCGGCATTAAGATGATATAAGGAGTTATTATGGCAGAGTTGTGGGCAGTCGAAGGAGATCAAAATTCACACGGCGGCGGCGAGTTAAATGCCGACGGAGATTCTAGTCCGCAAACTGTTAAAATAAACGGTAAACCTATTATAGTACACGAAAGCACAGCAGAACCAGATGGCTTCTTACATCCTGTGCCACCAACTGACACTGCCGAAGGATCCGGAACTGTTTTTTGTTACGGTGCACCTGTACACCGAAATGGTGATTTACGTAAATGTGGAGCAACTACAGTTGTAACAGGTCAGTCTACGGTCAAGGTTGGTTGACAAACCTTAAAGTTACTGCTATAGTAAGTTGTGAAACAAAGGTGAAACATGAAAAAGATTCTAACGGACTGTGACGGCGTGTTGCTGGACTGGGAAGGTCCATTCCACGAGTGGATGATTAAAAAAGGCTATACCAAGATCAAGCACGGTATCTACAACCTTGCTGAAGCATACGGTATCCCCAAAGAAGACAAGCATGACGTTGTACGTGAATTCAACGAAAGTGCTTGGATGTGTTGCTTGCCAGTGCTGCGAGATGCAGACACAGGTGTTGCTCGATTGTTTGCAGAGGGCTACCGCTTTGACGTAATTACCAGTTTGAGCCTCGATCCATATGCCAAAGAACTGCGTTGGATCAACCTTAACCGTACTATCGGCAGTGCTGCGTTTGACGATCTCATCTGCCTTGATACTGGTGCAGACAAAGATGACGCCTTAGACAAGTACGAGCAGGGACATTGGTGGATCGAAGACAAACCAGAAAACTGCGACACTGGTTTGAAATACGGTCACCGTCCAATCCTTATTGATCATCCACACAATCAATGGTATCAAAACCCAGCGGTTGTTCGCGTAAACAACTGGCAAGAAGTATGTGAGGTAATTCTCGGTGAGTGACACGCACGAACAGTTAAAACTTGCCTTTGCTATCTATTTGCAGGAAACTGAAAAGTTCGAGCAAAAAGGTGTAAAGGCGAGTGCTGTTCGAGCAAGACAAGCACTACACGAAATGAAGGATCTAATCATTCAACGTCGCAAAGAGATACAAGAAAAGAAAACTGACCTATAATAAATACACTATAGAGGTAAATGACGATGGATACACTTAACGATTTAAAAAAATATATTCAAGTTGAATACGGAGTTGAGCCCACTCAATTTGACGGCAAAGTGTTGCGTTATCGTGCAATTTCCTTTGAACGCAACCTACCCAGTATTATGGTGCAGAATCAAAAAGTCAGCGATATGTGGACCGTGAAACGTACTGGACACAGCATTGACTATTTCCGCACTGAAGAATTAAAATTGGCAGTAAATCCTGGCGGTAGTTTGCTATACTTTTTTATGCCCAAATCGAGGATTTAATGGACAAAGAAAACATTGATTACCTTTACGGAATTGCACGTAAGGTAACGTTTTATTATAATGTAAGAAAAAAAGCAATTTCATACTTGCTCAATAATAAAATCAACAGTAAGGATCTATCAGTTAACGTACTGTTAATGTCTGCAATTTGGGCTGCACATCAATTAAACGATGATTTAACAGAAGAAAACCTGCTGGTAAATTTTGGTTTAATTGCCAAGGACGATGCTGAATTTAGCAATACAATAATGCGACTGCACCCGGAACAGCATCACTTGACTCTTGAAGAAATTCTAGACATCATGGTGGAACGTTCCAGAAAAAACACTTGACAGATATCTATTGTATGCTATAACTCAATAGCAACACGGAGCAAGCAATGAAAAAGTTTTCTAAACGCTACTACAAGCCCGAAGGTTGGGGACCGTTTAAAAACTCTTTGCTGCTTGGTTTAGAATGGACTGCCAAAGGCAGCAAAAACAACACATATTCCATTACAGTTACTGAAAACGGATTCGAGTGCAGTTGCACTGGATTTACTTTCTATGGAAAATGCAAACACGTCACAGAAATTTTAGAAAGGTTTGACAATGAACACAATCGGTCGTATGCACCATAATACTCCAAAGGAACTAATTGAGGAGTTTCTCAACCGAGGCGGCAAAGTTAAAGTTTGTTCAACAGGTGAAAGAACAGAAGAAATTGAATATACTTCTGGATTCTACGGCAGAAAGAAAAAAAAGGTCGTTGTTGAAGATGTTGAAATTGAAGTTGAAGTTGAAGTCAGCGATGACGAAAGTTAAAGCACATCTAGTAGATGTGGACTGGCCAATCAAAATTAGCAATCCTTGCAGAGAAATCGCCCTTCCTGTATTGATGCGACCCATTGACATTACATACCTACGGTTAAAAGGCATTGGTGTTTATGATTACACCGAAAGCCTAGAAATGGAAGATGAGTGGGTGGATCTTGAATCCTGCTACTCTTTTGGGAATTAAAAAATAAATACTCTGTGACAGCATACGAACACAAAGAAGCCAATAGATATTATTGGATTGTCAAAGGACACCTGATTCCAGATGCATGGAGTGAAAAAGACATCATGAGTGTGTACAACGGTTACTTTGAACGTATCTGGGGTAATCATGAAAACGTTGTTCACGAAGACGGGTTCGAAGAAGCATGGAGCAAAAAAACATGGTAAGCACTCAAATAGCCCAGATGGACGCCGCCGAATGAAAGACTTCATTATTCCCTCGGACCGCGATTTTGGCACGCCCTATGTGCGTTCGACCGCTACGGTGACCCTGAACATCGACGGGTTCGATGTGACCGTGCCCAAAGACACCAGCATAATGCGAGCCGCCGCCGAGATTGGCATCACAGTGCCAAAGCTGTGCGCGACCGACAACCTTGAGGCCTTTGGCTCCTGCCGCCTGTGCCTTGTGGAAATCGAAGGCCGCAATGGCACGCCCGCCTCTTGCACCACGCCCGTTGCCCCCGGCATCCGGGTGAAAACCCAAACCGGCAATCTGAAACAACTGCGTCGCGGCGTAATGGAGTTGTATATCTCGGACCACCCGCTGGACTGCCTGACCTGCTCGGCCAATGGCGATTGCGAGTTGCAGGACATGGCTGGTGCCGTCGGCCTGCGCGATGTGCGCTATGAGGCGATCGACACCCACTTCCGCGCCAAGAACAACTCTGGCGAGGCCAATCCGCAGTGGAAAGCCAAGGACGAGAGCAACCCCTACTTCACCTATGACCCGGCGAAATGCATCGTCTGCTCGCGCTGTGTGCGGGCTTGTGAAGAGGTGCAGGGCACCTTTGCGCTGACCATCGAAGGTCGAGGCTTTGACAGCCGTGTGTCGTTCGGTGCAAAAACCGATGATGCGCTGGCCTCGGATTGCGTGTCCTGCGGTGCCTGCGTACAAGCCTGCCCGACAGCGACCTTGCAGGAAAAGTCGATCATCGAAATCGGCACACCGGAACGCTCTGTCATCACCACCTGCGCCTATTGCGGTGTGGGTTGCCAGTTTAAAGCTGAACTGCGCGGCGACGAGCTGGTGCGGATGGTCCCTTACAAGCACGGCAAGGCCAACCGTGGCCATTCCTGCGTCAAGGGCCGCTTTGCCTATGGCTATGCCTCCCACCAAGACCGCATCCTGTCGCCGATGATCCGCGACAGCATCAACGACCCGTGGAAAGAAGTCTCGTGGGCCGAGGCGATGGAATTCGCCGCGAACCGCATGAAGGGCATAATTTCCAAATACGGGCAAAAGTCCGTGGGTGTGATCACCTCGTCGCGCTGCACCAATGAAGAAACCTATCTGGTGCAGAAACTGACTCGAGCAGTGTTCCTGAACAACAACACTGACACCTGCGCCCGCGTCTGCCATTCGCCCACCGGTTATGGCTTGGGTCAGACTCTTGGTACCAGTGCTGGAACGCAAGACTTTGATTCGGTAGAATATACAGATGTGGCCATTGTGATTGGAGCCAATCCTGCTGTAGGTCACCCGGTCTTTGCAAGCCGTCTAAAAAAACGCCTGCGTAAAGGAGCGAAACTGATAGTCATTGACCCTCGCCGCACTGAAATTGTAGTAAGCCCGCATATCAAAGCAGTACATCACCTTGCACTTACACCAGGCACCAACGTGGCCATGGTCACCGCACTGGCGCATGTGATCGTGACCGAAAAGCTCTACAACGAAGAGTTCATCCGCACCCGCTGCGACTGGGATGAATTCCAAGACTATGCCGAGTTTGTCAGCCGCCCGAACCATTCGCCCGAAGCGGTGGAAATCCTAACCGGCGTCAAGGCCGAGGATGTCCGCGCCGCGGCCCGCACCTATGCCACCGGCGGCAACGGCTCGATCTACTACGGTCTGGGCGTGACGGAACATTCGCAAGGCTCGACCACCGTGATCGGCATTGCAAACTTGGCGATGATGACCGGCAACATTGGCCGTCCGGGCGTGGGTGTGAACCCGCTGCGTGGCCAAAACAACGTGCAAGGCTCGTGCGACATGGGATCCTTCCCGCACGAACTGCCGGGTTACCGCCATGTGAAGAACGACGATGTACGGGCAATCTATGAAAACCTCTGGGGCGTGAAGATCGATAATGAGCCGGGCCTGCGTATCCCCAACATGCTGGATGCCGCCGTGGAGGGCACCTTCAAGGGGTTGTACTGCCAAGGCGAAGACATCCTGCAATCTGACCCGGACACCAAGCACGTTGCGGCAGGTCTGGCAGCGATGGAATGCGTGATCGTGCATGACCTGTTCCTGAACGAGACCGCAAACTACGCCCATGTGTTCTTCCCTGGATCGAGTTTCTTGGAAAAGGACGGCACCTTTACCAACACTGAGCGCCGCATCAACATGGTACGCAAGGTAATGGCTCCGAAGCCGGGTTATGCCGATTGGGAAGTCACCCAGTTGTTCGCTAACGCAATGGGTGCCAACTGGAACTACACCCACCCGGTGCAGATCATGGAAGAGATTGCCATGACCACGCCGTCCTTCGCCGGTGTCAGCTATGACAAGATCGAAGAGATGGGCTCGGTCCAGTGGCCCTGCAACGAAAAAGCGCCTGAAGGCACGCCTTTGATGCACGTCGATGCCTTCGTGCGTGGCAAAGGTCGGTTCATCAACACCGAATATATTGCCACTGATGAACGCACTGGCCCGCGTTTCCCGCTGCTACTCACCACGGGCCGTATCCTGTCGCAGTACAACGTGGGCGCCCAAACACGCCGCACAGCGAACAGTATATGGCATACTGAAGATTTGTTGGAAATCCATCCCCACGATGCTGAAGTGCGCGGTGTCAAAGAGGGTGATTGGGTGCGTCTGGCCTCACGTGCCGGGGAAACCACCCTGCGAGCAACACTGACCGACAAAGTCAATCCGGGCGTGGTCTACACCACCTTCCACCACCCCGACACCCAAGCCAATGTTATCACCACCGATTTCAGCGATTGGGCTACCAACTGTCCAGAATACAAGGTTACGGCAGTTCAGGTGTCGCCCTCCAACGGCCCGTCGAAATGGCAAGAGGAATACAACGCTCAAGCCACTCTCTCACGTCGTATTGCAGCAGCGAAATGACGAACAAGCATACACAAAAAAGTTCTTGACTGGTTGACTGTTTTAGCATATAAATAACTTGTGATGTTGAAGTTCACTGAACACGGATGAGACCCGGGGGCGGCACCCGGCAGGTCCACCATAAGAAGACTGATGATGTATGTATATTACGATGAGAGTAAAGACAGAAGCGAAGATCTTGATTGGAAAAAGTACTGTGATGAACAGGTACCGACTGAGCAAGAACAGATCTTTTGGGGTAATGTAAGTATTATATTTGTTTTAGTATTAGGATTAATCGCAGTATTTTTATGATGGGCCTGACATAGGATTGATCAACGAACTAGGCAGGATGG